TGACGAGTATGGTCAAAAGTGAAAAAAACAGTGTTTTTCAAAACTATTTTTGGGTTTTGAAAATTGGACATTTCTTGGACATTTATAAATGTCCAATTTTTGATTCCCTTTTTACTTTTTGGAATTGATTTCTTTACTTTTTCAAAAAAATAAAAAAAATATAATAGAAAAATAGAAAAACTAACAAAATATAAAATAAGTTTAAAAATCCAAAAAAAAAGGTTAATTGTTATTATAAAACATGGATGATTTCAATGTTAGTTCATTACACGAATCAAAGAACGAATGGGGAGCTCGTTTGCTAACAATTTTGACGCCATTAATTATTGAAGGATTTAAGTCAATTTTCGACGAATCCGTTACACTTTGCAAAACAAACGGAGAAATGGAGAAGTATTTAATGACATTCCAGAACCTTATTACACGTATTCCCAAATGGAATGCCACTATTATTGAGACTGAACGAAAACGAATTATTGAGAAAAGTTGTTGCAACTATTTAGAAGAATTAGTTACATGTGTACATATTATTCAACTCAAATTATTGACTGCGATGCGTGTAGGACAAAAACAAAAGAAAATTGATATTAATATTCCCAAGTTAGACGACTTCATTCACAAAGCTTATATCAATGTAGCAAGAAAGATTTACAAGAATGTGTATCTTTTTGAAATCAGTGCGGTTCCGTTACAAGTCCAGAAGCATAACCGAGAATTAGAAATAATTGTCCAAGAATGTATTTTGAACGCAGTCAGAGAAAGCATCCCAATTGAAGGCATATTAAGAGCCTACATGGATGAAACTGTTGAGGAAGATGTTGTTGAAGAAATTAAGGAACAAGTTGTAGAAAAGAGTGCGCCTGTAAATGCGCGAGGTGATACAGAGTTTATTTCAGAAGTGAAAGCAAAAGATAAGGAAAAAGAGAAAGATAAAGAGAAAGAACAAGGTCAGACCAGTCAATCTAGTGAATCATCATCATCTTTGAAATTTAACGACGTTGATTCAGTGCTAGACAATAATAACAAAGAAGAGTTTGTTAACGCACCCAAGACATATGACAGATTAGAAGAAATTAGCAAAATGAGAAACGAGCAAAGAAAGCAGGATGAAGAAGAAGATGATGACGAAGTTTTAAAAATTTCAGATGAGACAGTAGACTTGGGCAGTTTAGATGTCCATGTAATTGGCCAGCCAGAAATCAAATTAGATGATTCGTTTTTATTGAATGATGTTGAAATATTGACTTAATAAAACTAAAACAAAACAATTGCGTTAATATACAAATAAGAAACTAAAAATATATTGTAAAATGGATAATATATTTTTAATAGCAGGTATTATATCCGTAATATTTTTTCTTGTAAAATTCTTGGAAATGAGGTATGTTGACAATGAAAGCAAACCATTAAAGTTCCTTATTCGCGATACTTTAGTAGTATATATTAGCGTAATTACAGGTAATTTTATTTATGAACAGGTTACGCCGGTAATAGAAGAGACAGTAAAGACGCCAAGTGCGCCAATTGCTTTCACAGATGATGCGCCGTTTTAACCCCCATTTTTGCCCTTATCTCCTCAATTTTTTTAAAAAATGCGCTATTATTGTCCTCCAAAAAGTGTCTCTTAACCACAGAATCAAATCCAATCATTTTTATTACCCCAGAACAAATCAATAAGAACCAATATAAATTCAAAATAAATAGACCAAATAGAATTGCTATAACTATTTTATCACACATGAAAAACTGGTTGTATTTAGTTATATTTTCAAACAATTCTTGATTAGTAATAATATATTTAAAATACAAATATATCCTTGCGTAGAAAAATGTTATAGCAAATAATCCGTCATTAATTGGTTGTATAAAAGCAGGCAAACTAACAAATTGTATAACTGTTGGGTGTCTAATTAGGTTCCGAATGCTCAAAAATATGTTACTTACTTCAGCCAAAGCCAAAATATACAATTCGTTTTTAATAATTGGACCTATAATAGGAGACAACATATACCAACCTATTACAAATATAAAAAAAACATGATGTATTTTTAACTCGATTTTTTCAACAAAAAACAAATGTATTGCTAGATATATTATCACAATTATAAACAAACAATTGAGCCATTTTATGTCTTTATCAGACGAGCAAAAATGATATAAACAGAAACAAGCATATAGCGACACAATTAGTGTTGTTATGTATTGGGCTGTCTCTTTATTAATTATGTTCTTATTAAATATGTCTTGATTATTTATATTTATATTTTTTATTAAATTAGTCATTTATAAGTATTTATTATAAATAACTAAGGTTGAAAACGAATACTTTATTCTTTACTCTTTACTATTAGTAAGTGTGCCTTTAATTTGCTCAATTTTCTGTAAAAATGGGTCCTTATTGTTATCCGGCTTATATTCAAATACATCACGCCCAGCAGCCATATTAACTGCTTTTTTACCAATAATAGTAAACCAATATAGATTTAAAAATCCTAAAATCCAGAAGACCATTATAATTATTTTATCTAACATCCAAAAATTAGCCGTTTTGGGCAAATTAATGTATATATCTGGACTGAATAAAATATTTTTGTTATACAAATATAGTCTTGTATAAGTGAATAATATAAAGAACAATATATCGTTTCCTGGCTGTATTTTTTTCAACAATTTGGCCCAATCTGTTTTCAAATCAGTTGATGGTTGTTTTAAATAGGTTCTAATCAACATTTTAATGCTTAAAAATATAGAACTAGATTCAATTAGAATTGCCGTAAATATGGGTTCTATAATAGAAAATGGTATTGATGGAATACATAATGAAAATAATGTTAAAAAAATGCTACATATATGATGAATCCAAAAATCAATACGACTTTCTGAATATAAATCGTAAACTAAATAAATTATAAAAAAATACCAAATATATTTAAACCATTGTAGATTGTTAGTTTGTTTATATTTATAAAGCCCAAAACAACAAAATAATGACATTAATAAGGAAATAGTATCTTGTATATATGGTTTAAAATCCATTTTTATTGATTTATAACCTATTAATATTTTTTATAGTAAATTTATACTTATTATTTTTATTTTTCCTCTTTTCCTCTTTTCATTTATTCTTTTTCCTTTTTTTATTATCTCCCCGTCCATACCTTAATCATTGTTCCATGAATAATTTTATTATTAAAATCATTGATATATTGGTCAAAATTATAGTTGAATGATAAATGATGTGTTCTAATATCACCATAAAATGACGGAAATGCTTTTATACCTTTATATTCATTGTTAAATAATAGTCCTAAAATTCGCTCAAAACCGCATCTATCTTTGCGGCAAGTGATTGCGTTTACTAAATTACTAATTCTGTATTTGCGCTCTAAATTTGACAAAAATGAATGATTAATATAACATTGACCACCAAAACATAAATTGAATTTAGCATCATCGCTCATGCCTAATATATTAATTTCACTGCCAGCCAATCGCTGACGAATAAATGACGTGTTTTTTAAATATGCGGAAATACGAAGCAAATTGCTTAAATATTCCTTGTCATAAGGATGATGCCAAAAAGGTAATACAGGCATTTTGATTTGTTCAAATGGGATGCGTTTATGAATAAATGTGCTGTCATGAATAATCACGGCATTGTTAAACCATTTGTGTCGTAAAAAGTATACAAATGGCAACAATTCGCCTCTACCAGGATATTCTGACTGTACAATTTCCACATTTTTATAATCAAAATCGGCTTTAACAAAAGCATAATTGCTATTATCATCAATAATAACTATTTTCTTTAAAGGATAATTTGTTCTAATTAGCTTAATATTCTGATTCCAATATTTATTAGTTTGTTCTGAATTAACATGTCTAGTTATTATAAATCCAAAATTCATTTTATTGTATTATATTATATTATATATTGTTAATACAATAAAATTATGTTTTTTTACACATTATATACACATTCTAATTTACATATGACGGTAATTCATCAATATTAATGATTTGCTCGTTATTCTTACCATTACTATTATTACCAATGCTATTATTACCCATGCTATTCTTAGATATTACAAATTTGTTGAATTCTGGTCGCTCCAATTGTGCTACAGGTGTGTGATTATGGACACATCGAGCAATCATTTTATATAACTTAAAATCGGGATATCTTTCAGTGCCATTATTTTTATATAGAACATTAATGCCATTATCATCAATACACCATTCAACAATTAATTTTACAATAGGTTCACATAAATCCAAGTTTTTAACATCTTCAATGTCATCGATTACATAGTCAAAAATAGAACATGCTAAACGACACAAGTCAAAACTGAAGTTGGGTTCAAGTCTTGGTTTTTTTTCATTGAAATATGGTTCAGTATTATATTGCGTAGCGGCATCTCCACCTGTTTGAAAACTGTCACTACAAAATGTCTTGCCATTATATTTGTAAATGGCGCGACCAAAGTCTATTATTTTGAATATTTTGCCAAATGTGGGAACCTTGTAATACTTCTTTTTGTAGCAATAATAGATGAACTTTTTGTTAGTATTAATATACATTATATTATTTGTATGAAGGTCATTGTGTGTGAACGAAAACATCTTTTGGTATGTAATAAGTGTCATTATAACCTGAAATAAGGCTGAAAACCATTCGTCATTTGTTAGTTCAGTTGTTAAAATTAAGTTGTCAAATGTGTTTTCACAATGCTCCAAACAAATCATTTGGATTGGGAATTTAGGAAATGTGAGATATAATGTTTCTTCGTCAATATCGGAATAATCGCTGCTGTTAGTGTCACTGTCATTGTCACTATCATTGTCACTTTTTGTTTCATCTATATTACTACCATTTTCACTAGTTTTGTTAACAGCATCAGTATCAGCTGTGTCGCTATTATTTGTTTCAGCATCGACAGCGTCATCATCATTTTCCTCATTTTCCTCATTTTCCTCATTTTCCTCATTTTCATCTGTATGTGATGTTCTAGAGGAACATGATGAACCAGATTTGAGTGTCTCAGACTTTTTTGTGTCAACGGCAAGCTCAGATGAATTCATAATATCAACTAATTCAACATTCATATGTTTAATATCAGATAATGTAACTAAATTGCTACTGGGTTGTTCTAAATTTTGATTTTGATTTTGATTTTCAAAAATATCATCAAAAATAGTGTCATCAAATGACTTTATTGATAACACAGATTTGTTTGACATAATTTTCAATGGCTTCAATGGTTTATTATTATCATCATCGGATAACAAGTGTGAATAATCGTCCACCTTAAACAATACATTTTGCTGTTTCATAAAAAAATCAGAATGAATTAAATAATCAATATCATCAATAATATTTATTTTGTAATTTTTCTTTATAGCTAAAAACGACCCATAGTAATCTAGGCCATGAATAAAGCCATGTGTGTTTAGTATCTGACTTGTTAAAAATGAAAAGAATCCATCTACATATGCTGAATTATTTACATCCGCTATTTTAGGATTAACTGGCAAACTTTTATCAATGGACGGCAGATTGAATAAATTGGCATCATTGTAGTTGTATTTGCCTATAATATATTTAAATGGGTCCAATAATGGTGCCATTTTAATAAACACATTTTGGCTGCTAGTAAAGTCGCCACTGTTATCATTACTATTCTTTAATTTACACATGTGAACATGCTCTGATAAAAAGTCGCTGCTTGTATTAGTATTAGTATTAGTATTACTGTTAGTATCATTATTTTTATTTTTATTATTTTTTCCAGTTTTTTCATCTTTTAAATCCGAGACATACCATAAATGGTTTAGGTTTATGCTATTGTAGTTATTCTCATTTAGTGAAAAAAATCTGTCGTAAATTGGCAAGTAATTTTGGACCTGGTCTAAAGTAATGGTTTTGTTAGTTTGAAACTTTGAAAAGAGGTTTATATTCTTCCTTTTTTGGTAATTAATGCCAAAAGTAGGATTTGTAGAAGTTGTCGGAATTGTTGCCATTAGCTAATTAAAATATAAATAATAGTAATATTTAACTTATTTTTCTTTCTCCTAAACAACTATCAAACTAACAAGTTATTTGAAATTATTTAGTTTTTAGCCATTTATTATTTTATTATTTTATCTTGTTTATTATTTTATATCATTTGTTAGTTTGGTTTGCGTTAAACAAATTAAATCTTTTATAGTTGTATACATATAATGAATTTAGAACTAAAACGGTTTGATATGAAAAACATTAGTTTCAAGCCTGATGAATCAAAAGGTCCTGTAGTTGTTTTAATTGGTCGTCGTGACACCGGTAAATCATTTTTGGTCAGAGACTTGCTATATTATCAACAAAGTATACCAATTGGCACTGTTATTTCCGGTACAGAAGAGGGCAACGGTTTTTACGGCAAATTGGTGCCAAAGTTGTTCATCCATAATGAATATAATACGGCAATTATTGAGAACATTTTGAAGCGACAGCGACAAGTGCTGAAACAGATTAAGAAGGAAATGGAGCAATTTAAACGCACAACAATTGACCCGCGAACTTTTGTGATTCTAGATGACTGCTTGTATGATAACACTTGGTCACGCGATAAAATGATGAGGCTACTTTTCATGAATGGCAGACACTGGAAGGTCATGTTAATCATCACAATGCAATATCCGTTGGGTATTCCACCAACGCTAAGAACCAATATTGATTATGTTTTTATTTTAAGAGAGCCCTACATTGCCAATAGGAAGCGAATTTACGAGAATTATGCTGGTATGTTCCCTACATTAGAGTCATTTTGCCAAGTGATGGACCAATGTACCGAAAATTATGAGTGCCTAGTGATAAATAACAACGCCAAATCTAATAAATTACAGGACCAAGTGTTTTGGTATAAAGCCGACGCACATAATGACTTCAGATTAGGTTCCAAAGAGTTCTGGGAGCTATCCAAATCAATCAATGATGAAGACGAAGAGGAGCAATATGACCCAAATAATGTGAAGAAACGTGGTCAGGGACCCAAGATTGCGGTCAAAAAGACAAAGTGGTAAAAGCGCATCTTGGTTATATAAATCTTGCTTTCAAAATATATAAACAAGATTAAACAACTTAAAGAGTATCCTATTATAAAGTATATAATAAGATGCAGGAATTAAACATCATAGAATTAATAGAGAAAAATCCAATATCTAAGCTATCAAAAGCATATAATAGCAAATTAATAAATAAAATTCAAGAAAATTTTACTGGTTTTGAACAACAATTATTTGTAAGTAGTTTTTATTGCTACTTAAATTATGATAAAAATATAGATTTCGTAGTTGATTTAGATAATATATGGAAATGGTTAGGTTTTCAACAAAAAGTAAAAGCAGTTGCATTATTAGAAAAACATTTTAAATTAGATATAGACTATAAAAATCTTGCTTTTCCATTAGGGAAAGCAAGTTCAAAAGAAGAAAAATGGGGCGGACACAACAAACAAACAATATTATTAACCATAAAATGTTTCAAGTCATTGTGTTTAAAAGCGCAAACAAAAAAGGCAGGCGAAATTCATGAATATTATATGAAAATGGAAGAAGTTTTACACCAAATTGTAGAAGAAGAAACTGACGAATTAAGGCTTCAGTTAGAGCAAAAGGAAAATATTATTTTAGAAATAAAACAAAATTCTGAACAAGAAAAGCAACAGCTAATACAAAATTCTAAAAAAGAAAAACAAAAAGCAATAGAACAAGCAATACTAGTCCATTTTCCATTAAACACAGAATGTATATATATTGGAACAATTGATAACACAAATGACGCAAATGAAAAACTAATAAAATTTGGACATACTAATGACCTAGCAACTAGAATAAATGACCATCGCAAAGGTTACACAAATTTCGCACTAGTAGAAGCTTTTAAGGTTCAAAATAAAGTAGAGATTGAGAATCTTATAAAAACATATCCAAAAATAAAAAGACAAATTCGTAGTATACAACTAAATGGCAAAAATAAAACAGAAATAATTGCTTATGATGCCACAAATTTTACTATTGATATATTAACCAAGCATATTCGTGATATAATACATTCAAAAACATATAGTATAGATAATTTTAATAGAATAATGAAACTTAATGAGGAATTAGAAAATAAAATTAGAGAATTAGAAGAACAAAATAAAAGGCTAGAAATTGAAAATAGAGAGTTAGAAATTAAAAATAAAAAACTAAATGAACAACCTAACACCATAAACAATAACAATGAAACACAAATTATACAACAAAATATAGTATTTACACCAAAGACAGAGAGTGAAATGGATAAAAAATTCAATGAGTTTATAATTAGTGATTGTATTGTGCGTCCAGATGTAGAAGAATACTCTGTTAATATGGAAGGACGTTACCGTTTATGGAGCCAAGTAAAACCAACAAAAGAAGTTTTTCACGCATTTAAAAGTTATTTAGACGCAAAATTTAAGCCAAAACGCATTGGAGCAAATCATGGTTATAGTGGAATTAAATTAAAACCCGTTGAATATAAAAAAATAAAAGAAAATTCAAATGTTGAGACATTTGTATTTCAAGTATGTCAGTTTTCTGATTGTGGAAAAGTATTAAATTCAGTTTTATTGAGCGAATATCAAAAATGGAAAGTTTCTGTTGGTAAAGAATTGTCAGAAAATGATATGAAAGAAATTAAGGACTATTTAAATGAGTCACCTTACGCATTGAAATCTGTAGTATGGACAGATGATGGTAATAATGATGGATATTATGGATTATCTATTAAAAAACATGAATATACCCCAAAATTAATTTGTTCAACTGGCAAAAAAGTTTATAAGCGAGAAGACAAAACGGACATCTTACTAGCAACTTGGGATACAATCGCAAAAGCAGCACTAGCAGAAGGCATTTCCACTGCTAAAATGAGTCGCAGTGTTAAAAATAAAATTATAATAGATGACTATTATTATAGTGTTATTTGACACATTTTGTTGCGTTTGTATAAAAACAAAAATATTATAAAATTTGTAAATTATATTATATATATATATATATAATATAATGTCAACTTATTCGTTGAATAATGTGAACTACTCTTACACAGTAGGTTCTGGAATTGCGAGTGTAGCATCATCATCGGCAATAATATCAGGAAGTGTGGATATTTTAGCCAAGTTTACTATTTCTAATATGGAATATACTGTTACAAGTATTGGAGATTTTGCCTTTCATGTTAAACAAAATATAACAAATGTAACAATCCCTAACACAATTACTAGTATAGGAATACATGTATTTGAACTTTGTACAAGCTTAACAAGCATAACAATTCCTAGTTCTGTTACAACTATTGGCAATAACGCATTTAGTGCTTGTTCTGGACTAGCCACAATAATATTACAATCAAATTTAGCAAATTTTTCAGGGGCATTTCCAAGTATACGTAATAGTCTTTTAAATATAACTTTTGATTATATTGGAGCAATTCCTGATGGTATTTGTTATTATTGTGAAAAAATGAAAAATGTTACAATTGGACCCAATATTACAAGTATTGGGTCACAAGCATTTTTTAATAATAATCAATTAAAAAGTATAACAATTCCTAATTCAGTTACAAGTATTGGCGCCTCAGCATTTCAAGATTGTTCTGGACTAACTAGTAT